TCTGAACCAGAAGTAGCCAAGTTGGTTGAAAAGACCGGCGAAGCTGTAATGAAGGAGTCGGACGCTGCGGAAAAAGCCCAGGAAACTGGTGCTTCTATTAAGAAGCAATCTGAGGAACTTGAGGAACTCAAAGCCCAGATTGCTAAATATAAAGATGAGGTTACTGCACTTACTCACACTAAAATGGTGTATCAAGAGAATCAGCGTAATAACTCTCAATTCTCAGAGAAGGACATGGCTAACGCCTATCTTCTTGCTAAGTGCATGAATAAAGCAGATGTTTTCGATACGAAAACAGGTGCTCGCATGAAAGCGATCACTTCTGTTGATCAATTCCTTAGTAACTTCTCAAGTAACATCTATACGGAGATGGAACAACAACTCGTTATTGCTCCTATGTTCAATCGTATTGCGGTTGATGCTAAAAACTTCCGTGTACCAGTTGCCGATGAAGATACGGATGGTGATGTAGCACAGTTCGCCTCTGGCACGTTTGCCACGGGCGTAGGTGATACCACCAATGTTCCTACCTCTAATCAGCACACAATTTCTGCGGTGACTTTCACTCCGCATAAATTTATGGCTACCACTCATCTTGCGAAAGATGAAGAAGAGGATACGGTTCTTCCACTTCTCGATTTCCTTCGTGCAGCTGCTACTCGTCGGCTTGCTCGCGCGATTGATAAATCGATTCTTCGTGGTACCGGTGCACTAACAGGCTTTACGGCCGCACCGACCAATGCTATTACTGCTGGTACCGGTTATGCTGCGGTGTTTAAAGGCTTGGTTAAACTTGCCTCTGACGCCTCTCTTTCCGCTACTACGGGTTCTGCTTCAGATAAAGCTGATCCTTCGGATATTGCTTCTGCACGTAGCACCCTTGGAAAGTATGGTCTACAGCTTGGAGACCAGTTAGTGTATTTGACCACTATTGAAGGTTATAATAACCTAGTTACTACTTCTGACTTCCGCACGGTTGACAAATTCGGTCCTAACGCAACCTATCTAACAGGTTCTGTTGGTGCCGTCTACGGCATCCCGATTCAAATTACTGAATTCTTGGATGTTGTTGGAGGTTCCAGCCGTCAAATTGGTGCTTTGGTTTATAAGCCAGGCTTCATGATTGCAGAACGTCGTGGTATGGAAATTGAGAGTGAGTATGAGCCACGCCAGCAGGTCACTGCTATGTATCTCAGCACTCGTTTCGACTTCAAGGCTCTCACTACTAATAGTGCTGCAGCCCTTGACTCCTCGAAATATTCCTATGCTTGCCAAGTACTGACTGGTTAATAATCAGTTTAAAATTTGGAATATAAGGGGGAGGTGGGATACCGCCTCCCCTTTTATTTTATTAGGAGATAAATATGCTAACATCTGAAATTAAAGATATGAAAACATGGGAAGAGGCTGAACTTTGGTTGAGTCGCCATGGTTGGGGAGCTGCTCTAATTGAAGAACAAAAAGTAATTTGGGATGAAGTTAATCCTGCACCTATAGCAGAAGTAGATATGCCAGGTAAACCTCTAGCTGAGCAAGTTGCAGCATCTACTAAACCTGTAAAAAAGGTTAAATCTGTTAAAAAAGGTAAATAATTATGGAAAAGTTTGAGGAGAACTTAGGAAAATACCCCTATGTAACTTTAGCGCAAGTAAAAGATTATTTAAGTATTGCTAGCGATAAACATGATGGTACTTTAACTAACGCGCTTAATTATGCTACTGCGGTTGTTGAGCATTATATTGGTCAGCAAGTTCTCGCAAATGATTATTTTGAAGTTTTTGATGGGGGCGCAACCGCAGTCTATACTAGTAGACTCCCTCTCAATAATGTATATTCTGTTGCTGAATTTAACGGTACAGATTATGTAAATTTATCAAACCCAACATCAACTGGATTAGATGTAACTACTGGAGAAGATAAAGATAATCATACAATTACAACGATAGGCAATGTAGCAAAGATTAAAAGAATCAAAAAATTTGGACCAACATCTGCTAATTTTGATGGTTCTAGCTATTTAGCAGTTAAGGATCAAGGTGATTGTTATTTTGATACTGAAGACTTTACTATAGATATGCAAGTTAGAATGAGTTCTTTATCTAGTACTCAGACTTTTATGAATCATAATACAGATACAAATGATTTTTGGGAATTTAGATACCATTCTGTAGAAGGTTTACAGTTTAGGGCTGTAGAGGGGGGCACAGAAACTACTAATGTAGCTGATGCAAGTGTTAGTGGCTATGTAGCGAATACTTGGACTCATGTAGCTGTAGTTCGAAATGGGACAGATTTAACATTATATAAAGATGGTTCTTCTGTAGGAAGTGTTACTGTCGCCAAAACAGTTGATATACCTAATTTTACGAGTAATGTTGAAATAGGTAGAAATCCTTCAAATGCAAATGTTTTTGTAGGACAAATAGATGAGATACGGATATCTCGTTCTGCTCAGTATACTGGCGCTTTTAGTGCACCAACGCATCAACATGCTACAGATGATGATACAGTACTATTAATTCATTGTGATGGAGCAAATAGCGACGTAACTTTTACAGATTCAAGTGCTACTACTAATGAGTTTACTTTTGCTAGAGATAGCGGTAAAATTACTCGTAATGTTGGTCATGTTGGTATTACAGGTCACTATCCAACTGTTAAAAATTCTTATCCATCACTAACTCTTGGTGGTCCTCCTAAATTTAATCCATATGCAAATGCTTTAAAGGTTAAATACCGTGCTGGGTATGAGAGTGGTGATGTACCTTATGATTTACAGATGGCTACATTAGATTATATAAAAATTATACATAAACAAGATCAAGATAGACAAGGATTTTCATTTGAAGGGGAAAGGCAAGAAAAAGCTAAATTATCTGGTGATTTTCCACCCCATATCCGTCGTGTTCTTGAACTATATAGGATTGTGTAATGGTAGCTACTTCAGCAAGCTATAGATCGTCTGTTTCTATAAATGGTAGAAAATTGATAGGACACAATAGTAGACCTGATGCCCTTGCAAGTGCTTTAAAACTGAATCAAAAAATTTATGCAATAGCTTTTAAAGCTCCAAAAGGATCGGCAACAAAAAGTAAATTAAATAAAATTGCTACAAAGTTAAATATAAAGGTTGAAGCAGCTTTAATTAAAGCTTTAGGTGGTGGCAAGATACAAGAAGGTCGTGGAGGTTTTTTCCCTGATTTTTTTACAGCCATTGAAAGCGGGGAGGAGTTAAAAGCTGTTGCCACAAGAGAAGAAGATGGAAAATTTATTAGAGCAAGACCTGTTAAAGTTGCAGGTGGTGAAGGTATATCTTTAAAACGTGGTAGGCAAGAACTTGTAACAGGTTTTGGTGCTGGCGGAAAAGCTGAAACTGCTGAATTTGCTACTACTAGATTTATAAACTCTTTAATTAGAAATAAAAATGATTCAAGAGCTATATTAAAATTATTAGATGGTAAAGGCGAAGCTGCACAAGCTGTTAAGGCTAGTTTATTAGCTAAGACAAATTTTATAAATATTCCTGTTGTATTTCAAGGAGTTACTCAAAATAGGCGTATCGAGTTTACATGGCCAGAAATTAGAAAAGCCGTTCAAAAAGGTGGTTTTAAGTTTTTAGTTAAAGAGACAGATACCGGAATTAAATTTCAAGCATATTTTACAGCAGGTACTATAACTAAAGCACTTAACGATATGGATAAAGTACTTATAAAAGAATTAAAAGATGGAAGTCTTGGCAAAGTAATAACAGAGGTAGTAGCAGCTATAATGGCTTTACCCTCTCAAGGAGGAGTTAAAGACCTTAAAGAATTTTTAAAAGAATCCGGGTTCTCTCAGTATGCAGTGGAATATATAGCTGGATCAGCGATAATTTCTAAAGGTACAATTGCAATTAAAAAAGGAAAAGGACAGAATAGAAAAAAATCACAAAAATTTATTTCTACTGCTCAATTAACTGCTTTAACACAGAAAAGATTAGCACAAATTATGCCTAAAGGCCCAAGACGTGGTCCTCCATTATCTGACGATGTACTTACAGAAAGAACTGGTAGATTTAGAAAATCTGTTATGGTTATACCTAATTATAGAAAAAATATGATGCGTTTTATGTACGATCCTATATATAAAACTTTTATAGGCACCTCACGTAATCCTGACGACTTTGTAACTCGTTCTATTAGAGAGGTAGTACAGAGTGTCTTTGGTAGGCAATTTCTAATTATAAGAGGAAATTAATGGCAACTTCTCGAAGATCAGATATAATAGACACATTAGTAACTCAACTAAAAGAAATAGATGGTGCAGAATCTGGTTTTGATTCTGACTATACTTATAATACTAATCTTTATAACAACGTAGAAAGACAAATTAAGTTTTTAGACGAAGTTAACGACTTCCCTAGCGTATATGTATCTGCGGGGACCGAAATCCGAGATTTTAATTCTCAGAATTTGACAACTGCGACTTTGGACGCTACCATAAGAGCATACGTTTTTAGTGATGATGAATCTCAAGATGAAATAGATAATCTTATACAAGACATTGAACACGTAATTTATCGTATTGGG